CCATTATTTTATCTTTTTTCAGGTTTTCTCAGGTACACACTCCCAAGTGTCTTACATTTCAGTTTACTCTCTTGGGACAAATTAATCAACAAACAGTTTTCAGTTCTTGTGTATGGATTTTATTCTTTAATGTGACCCGGTACAGGATAACAACCAATACCGCTGATAAAATATCGGCAACCGGTTGTGCCCAGAGTCAGGTGGACAGATCATGATCTGGTGGAGTACTGTATTTGCAAGAATTCTCTCAGCAGTACTGGCGTTATTGCTGACAAAATCAAATAAGTAATTATCCAATCAATTATTTATCTGCCAGATTACTCAGATAAATAATTGACAAAAACAAGGGGCTTTCAGTTGCAGGTTGTTCTGGAGTTTCAAAATCTCCAGCGGAGAACAATTGGCTATCAGGTAAAAACACCAATTTCACATTTTTTGCATATCTTAAATGAGAATCTTATACCACCCAGGAGGGCTTATGAAAAAAAATTTTATATCCTTACTTTTTGTTTCTGCTATGACTGTCAGCCTTTTATCAGCCTGCAGCTCTGCACCTGCCGATGATAATGCTACGAATTCTAAGGCTGAAACCGTCACTTCCCCAGCCAATCACGACACCAGTTCTTCTCCTGTCTCTGTGACACTGAACGAAGTTGCCCATTCTATCTTCTATGCCCCACAATACGTTGCGATCGAAAATGGGTATTTTGTGGATGAAGGAATTAATTTGACTCTTGTTACTGGTTTTGGGGCAATTTAGTTAGTACAAGACAATATTTATTATTTTACTCTTAATCTCTGTCCTGTGTAAATTAAATTCGGGTTGAATAGCTTCTCAACTATCCGTTTATCTAAACTGAATAGCTTCAATTCTTAATGCCTGACCAACTGTACCAAGTGTAGAAACACCATCAGCTTTTGTCCAATCTGTCCAGCCTGAATTCTGAACATGGACACGATATTGGAAGTCGCCATTAAAGCATAGACATTCTATTCGCTTGTTCTGTCCTACAGTTCCGATTACAGTATCTTTTGTAACTACGCCGTAGTCTTTCCAACCACTTCCCTCGATATGAGCTTTGACTTGTTGCTGTAATATGTGTAGCTGACTCGACTTTGGTTACTTTAGCAACTATATAGCAATAACCGTTTTTCGTAGTATTTGTCACACGAAAAAGAACCGTATCGTTTACTTTGACACCTGATGTACTACTTACAGCCCATGTACCAGAGTATCCATCTTTCGCATAGGTATCGATCTCTGTCTGGTTATAAGAGTAAGAAGTAATCAATGTAAGAAGTGAAGCCCCAGTCGCCCCAGCATCGCCTTTATCTCCTTTAGCTCCCGTGTTACCATAAACTGCAAGAAGTAATACTGAGGTTTGACTCGTATTGTTCGTGTAGGTGATTACTTCTTTTTGCCACAGATATTTATTAGTAGTATCAAGAGTTGGCATCGAAGTAGCGGTTATGTTTGCTGCGCTTGGAGCTGTTTGAGATGTTGTTCTGGCATAATAGTAAGTGATAGACTTAATACCATTTCCAGTTGGACCAGTAGGACCGATTCCGCCAGTTTCTCCTTTATCTCCTTTGTCACCCTTGTCTCCTTTAATCAATGACCAGCTATAATCAGAGTATGTTGTACTTTCAGTAGCTGTAGTTTTGTTATAAGCAACACCGATATACTTTTTACCACTAGGATTATCAGACATACCGCTCGTTGGTGAATCGGCATATTTAATCCATGTATAATAAGTCTTACCATCAGCTCCCTTAACACCTTGTACACCCTGAGGACCTTGCGGACCAGTTTCCCCTTTATCTCCCTTTGCTCCTGTATCGCCTTTAGTTCCTGTGACACAAACCGGAGTGGTGGTTGTGGAATTCTTGTCTGTATAAGTAATAACAGATCTTGTCCAGATATACTTACCATTTTCCCAACCTGGATATGTATTAGACCAAGAACCGCCAGATAATGCTGTAGCGGATGTGGATTTATAATACTGCTCTACAATCGAAGAGACTCCTTTACCAGTAGCACCGGTTCCACCCTGAGGACCTTGCGGACCAGTTTCTCCAGTAGCTCCTTTGTCTCCTTTATCACCTTTTGCACCGGTATCTCCTTTAGCACCAGCGATACAAACTCCATTTTGATTTGGAGAGTAAGTTTTATTACCAGCACCATCCACCGTTACTGTTCTGGACCACATGTACTTTCCATTTACCCATGTCGGAGCTGTGGTTGTCCACGAACCTCCGGCTAAAGATGTAGCTGAGGTTGAAAGATAATACTCGACATCTACTTTTGCAATGGAATCTTCAGGAGCCGGAGTCCAGTCGGTTGCTTTGTTACCTTTTTCAACTTTATACCAATCTAGGTAGACGTTACCACCGTGAGTGCTTTGAGCCAAGTATGAATAGGCTTCGATAGTATACTTTGCAGTTAATGATGGTTTGAACGTCCAGCTAACAATTGTATTTGTTTTAGATGTAGTTTCTCTATTAGTAGCACTTTTCCATGTTGGCTCATATAAATATACAGCCAGTCGTCCTTCGCCATCGATAACCCGACCACAAAACGAAACCGTATAGGTTGTACCTGCTTGTAGTTCCATAGTTAGTTTTCGTCCAGCGAATCCATATATGGAAGATTTTGCTTGCACAAGTGAGTATAATACAAGATTCCTACCACCAATTTCCAGATTATCCACTGTCTCCTGCGCATTATTCGCCTTATTCCAAGCATCCTTAGCCGCTTCGTAGCTACTACTCTTAGATACCTCAGAGAAACTGAATGACTTATCAGAGTATACATTACAATCCACAAAATATAAGGTATTGGTCGAACCAGATACATAAGCCGGTTCTGTATCGCTCCAACCTGAAGGAGGATTTGTAGTCGGCTTAGATGGTTTGGCTAAAGTAGATGACTGAAGCTTATAGTACCGATAACACGCATAGATATCGATTACTTTTGAAATGGTAATTTGAGTACTCGCTTTGATTGCCATGTGAAATCACCTACTTTTCTAACTGTGCTGTGATAGCGAGCATATTATTTACGTCCGCTGCTGAAATCGTATATGTTTTAGCTGTAGCTACTGCTGTTGTATTTCCAGCTTTATACCATTTAACAGTTCCATAGTTTCCGCATACACCGGCGTCTGTAATACTCTGTTCTACTCCTCCTACAAACACATGTGCAGTCAGAACGGTAGATCCGGCATTGTTTTTGAATACGGTACCGTTTGAACTGGTAATAGTCATTGTGATCGCATCTGCACCATTCTTACCATTTGTTCCATTAGTACCTTTATATGAAACACTATATGATGTTGTAGATTTTCCATCCGAGTACGTAACTACAGTCTTTGTCCATAAGAACTGTCCATTTGCCACAGCTGGTACTGTCGGATTCCATGTTCCTGTTGGTGCTGTTGTACCGGATGTACTTGTCTGATATGTCACTTCAGTAGACTTTACAGTAACTGATGTACCATTTGTACCATTAGTGCCTTTATATGAAACACTGTATGCTTCCGTTGATTTGCCGTCTGAATACGTAACAACAGTCTTAGTCCATAAATACTGTCCATTACCCACAGATGGGATATCTTCGCTCCATGTTCCAGTTGGTTTGGTAGTGCCGCTGGTTCCAACCTGATATGTTACAGATGTAGATTTAACAGTAACCGATGTACCGTTCTGTCCATTTGTACCGGCTTTGGCAACTGCAAATGAGAATTTCTTATTTACTGTAATACCGTCTACCACTACAGGAATAGTGGCTTCACATGCATCTGCAATTGTGGCAGTAGTCCTAAAAGTAATTTTCACTTTAGCCGTACCACTATTTTCTACTGTTGCGCTGATTCCTGTTGGACACACAATATCCGCTGCGGTTACATTTACTGTTGAGCACTGATTTGATCCGCAAAAAGCAACTGCTTCAGTAGTACATGACTGTCCTGCTGCTACTCCACTGGTTCCTCCCACGAAAGTATATGCTTCAGATGTCAGCATGACTGAATAGGCATCAGTCACGTCAATAATCGTAATCTGATCGGCTGATTTAATAGCCATTTTGAATTTTCTCCCTTCTATTTAAACAATCAATTCGCACATGAATGTCACTTTGGTATCTACGTCCTCTGGTGACAGTGCGAATGTAAATCCGTCATCTCCGAATCTCGAATCCCCTGCTGATATAATTCCGAATGATGTATCATCCAGTCTCTGCCATTTCCATTGCAAATACGCAGCGTTACCAAACACAGATTTCATGGTTGCACTATCTGTGATTCGCTGCGATCCTTTGTAAATTACTACTGACAGCACTGTTACTACTGAGTCGTTCTTGAATACAGTTCCCCTTGATGATTCAATTCGTAACGTTGTTGCATCTTCCCCTTTATCTCCGCTCTCTCCTTTTTCTCCGTTCAATCCACTCTTTGCAATGGAATAAGCCGTATTCCTACTGGAATTGGTATAATAAGTGATTGTTCGGGTCCACAAATACTTTCCTGCTTCTGCATCTACTGGTTCACTACTCCATTCTCCATCCGGTGGTTCTGTTCCAGATTCTCCAATTTGATACGATATCTCGGCATGATCAATCGATACAACTTTTCCTTGTAGTTCTTTCAACATATCTTCGACATCCTGTGTCCTCTTAGACTCCATCAGTGAATAATTAGCCAGCTTCCCTGTATCTTCTCCATTTACCGTATAATGGTTCTGTACTTCCTGCACCCGCGCCGACAGATACAGCTTCTCTTGGTATCGATTATCAGCAATCCGGATTGTATCCCCTATTCTTTATGATCATCCAGATATGCCCGGATATCATCCATATATCCCGCAAAATCATTTTCCGACCAGGAAAGGCTTTCCCCCTCAACACTGTGAGAGGAAAGTCCTTCTGAACCGATTCTGTTGAATCGTATGATTGACACATCCAGGATGATATAATTCATCTCTTCCGGAGGCTCCAATCCCCCGAGAAGAAAGCGCAGTCTTTGTTTGGTGGCCTTTAAAATCAGCAGTAATTTTTTTCTAAGGCTCCGTCTATTTCTTCCGGCAGTCCCAACAAGGCTTTCAGATCTTCAATCATACGCTCCTCCTATTCTGCCGGCTCTTTATTTTCGGGTACTTTATTCTCAGGTTTCTTCTTCCCGGCTTTTGATGTTTTTTCTGCAGTATCTGCACCAGCTGTATTGTCCGGATCTTCTTCCACAAGTTCAATCAGTGGAGTGTGCTGCTTATTGTCGCTACCTGCCAGCTCCTTAAGCCTTTCTTCGCTGACATCTACTCCCTCACGAGGGAAGATATCTCCCTCGTTATAGGAGTGATCATTATCATGAAGATCAATAAAATGTTTGATTAACGTTCCTAATGTCTGTGTATCAGATTCTCCTACAGAGATGTAAGCAATTGCATCCAGATACTCGCAGAACAGACGTAAGCCCATGATTGCGTAGTTATCGGAAATCATACGGCTGTATGTTCCTTCTGAGTGGAATCCGATAAACCCTGTCTCTGAATCCGTTGTGAATCCAAGTCCAGCTTTGGCAAACTCTGAATCTCCCGGATCAACATAATATGCAATCATATTGTTGAGCGGTGTTGCAATTACAACATTCTGCGGAACCTCAGAAGTAACAAATACAACATCCGCTCCGAGGAAATTTGTCAGATACTTGAAGCCGAATGCAGTCTGCAGTGTAATATCTGCTGCACCGAGATACTTGTACACATCCAGAGTGTTTACCCAAACAGCTACTCCGGTTGCCGTTCTCTTCATCTTCTGGAACTTATCCACAACCTTTCCGATCGCCATTGCAACAGCCATCTGCCAAGTTGTTTCGTGTCCTGTAAGAGATCCGGCTTTTAACTGTGCGTAGAATTTATCAGTCACTACATTCTGCAGATCTGACTTGAATTCCTCATCTGTATCCTGTACTGCTGCTTCGTAACCTTTTTCTGCAATCGCTTCAAGAGATACACCCTTACGGTATTTTTCAATCCTGATTGTATCGAATGGAGTTTCTTCTACTGTGTATCTGGACATCGGGATTTCTTCACCTTCCCCAACATCGCCAGACTGCAGTTCGCCTTTTACGGTTTTGGTCTTTAATACCGAATTATTTTCCTTTCTAACCATCCTTGCGATTCCCAGAATATCCAGCAATGCTTTCAGATTCTTTCCAAAGGATGTAACAAAGTCAATCTCTCTGGCCTGTACATGAATCTGCGCTTTTCCTGTCATGTTATCCGGTGCTGCAAATACCTGCAGACCTAATTTTCTAACATTATGCATGTTTCATACTTCCTTTCCTATTGAAATAATGTAATGTTCTCAGCAATTAGCTTCTGTCTTTCTGACGGATTCTTCACTGCCAAGATCTGTTCTTTTGTCATTGTTGGTTTATTTCCACCGTTTCCGGCTTTTGGAGGATTTCCCTTCAATGCTTCTTTCACGGCATTCTTTACTGCCTCTTTATACATCGTTGCAAAGGCTTCTACTGCCTTCTTGGTTCCATCAGCATCTTCTGCTACAAGATTCATAACCAGCTCATCCGGAATGCTGATTTCTTCCTCTTTCAGCATTTTGCGAGCCTCTTTTGCCATATCTGTTCTGGCATTCAGGCGCTTCATATCCTCCAGTGCATCCTCCGCTTTCTTCGCCCGGTAGTTTGCTTTTTCCTCATTGGTCATCTGAGCGAGCTTTTCCGCTTCCGATACCTTATCGTCCGTCAGCGTCTTCCATTTGGTCTGCGCATTTGTCACAGCCGTATTAACTGCCTTCTGGACACGTCGGTCGAACTCAGACTGATTGCCTTCCAGTGCCAAAAACTCATCAAATGACATTGTTGTGTTGCTGTTATTTCCAGGATTTCCCCCAGCCCCAGCACCGTTTCCTTCTCCGGATCCGCCGCCGTCTCCTCCAGGCTCTGTAAATAACTGCAGGTTGCTCATTGGAATTCTCCAGTGATTGTTCATGTGTTTCATTTTATCTATCCTTTCCGCCCCGCCCCATTCATTTAAGCCCAGGTCGTTGCATCTTGAATGTGTAGTTTAACGACATCCCGGTCACATTAAGTTACATGATCCGGACATACTCCGGAAACTCCTCGGCAATCATACAGATGCCAATGAAAAAGGAATCCACCAGAGTTTTCGACTTCTCTGATAGATTCCCATACTTTATATCCACCCTCCCGGGAGATATCTCATATTCAATTTTATCGTCTGTCAGGTCCTTTATGGACTTGATCAGTGTCTGTGCAAGTGCTGTTACACCGGCACAGACGATATCTGATCCGGAAACAGCATAATTTGCATGTCCGGATATCTTTATTTCATCCTTGCGAACAGTTACTTCAATCAAGGCATCCCACCTCCTGAAATGTGGCAAAGATTTTCGATGATTGAATTGCTAACCAATCCACCATTTCTTCATTTTGCGCCCAAGCGGATATCATATTCGAGTTTGCAGATAAGCCGCTCTCTTCCAAATATGCATGTATAATTTCATGTCTCAGCACACGGTTCATATGTCGTTTTCTTCCTTCATCCGTAAAATCTTTATCCTTGTTTTTCAAAATATAAATTTCTCTATTACATCGATTAAACAAACCATCTGCATATTCTCCCACGCCTTTCAATCGCTCCGGATACTCGTCTACAAAACGAATATCGTAACATGTCCCCATAATACTAACATTCATATCTTGCAATCCTGTCACCTCCTTGTGCTAAAATGAGTATAAAAATACCACCAATCATTATGATATGATCAGTGGTATCTATTCTACAAACTCTGGCAATTCTTTTTTCAGCTTTAATGATTTTTTAATATCTCTCACATATGCTTTATATGAGCCTTCTCCGTATTCCAGCTCCATATATCCATCAGGAGTACGACCGAACATTTTGTAGTAATCGTCATATAGCTTTTTCAACTCTTGTGTCATTTTTCCATACCACATTACTTAACACCAAGCTACAATATCTTCTTTCGGGAAAGTGTTCTTTTCACAGTATTCTTCCAGACGTCTCAAAGCATGTGCTGCATAGCTTGTACTATATCCATCCGCCTTTTCTTCAATATCTCTTTCCCTTGTTGTTTTTCTAAAAATAACAACACCGTATTCTTTTGAATCTTCCGGATAATATCTGTATTTTACATTCGCTTCTGTAACTTCGATCAATTCAAGTCTCAGCATCTGGCCACTTCCCTTCTACAAATTATTTTTATTTTTGAACTCCTTTAAAGCTTTTTGGTAATTATATTTTTTCTCTGCCAAACGGTGTGCTTCCTGATAACTCATATGCTTTTTATTCATTAACTCGTATTCTAACCGTTCATGCTTCAGCATTATCAAATCATGCTCTTGGATATTCTTTCCTTCCCGCAATCTTCTGAATGATTCTGCCATATCATAGTCGGGATCAAATCTTCTCTTTCCACCATATAACTCATGATCATTTATAAATACATGATCATATACCTTGTTAATGCTCTTTTCCGATATTCCCGTATTATTTGCAATGGTCTTAACTATATTGCTCTTTTTGCTACGTCTCACAGATTCATAATATTTAATAGCGTGTGCATCTCTTTTAACATATAATGGATCATTCTTATCCGTAAGAGCTCCTTTTACAGCTCCTGAATTTATTATATCATCTCTTCCATTCTTTGCAACAGAGTTCTTTTTACTCCAGTCCTCGAAATTCAATCCATGTTCTTTATAGCTGTTTATCCACTCCTCATACTTTTTTGCTTTCCGCTCATATGCTGCAATATCCAGCTTGTTTACTCTCTTTTTCGCCTCGGCCATTGTAATGCCTTCTTTAGCAGCATATCTACTGTAGAATCCGTTGATCTCTTTATTGATCTCATCCATCATATTGGCATAGATTTCTTGAGTTTTTTGTTATGTGCGCCACTGGAAGCTGCAACTTCCGGGCGCATTTTTATTGTCTTTACGCCTTTATCATCCAGGCAATCTGCAAAATTCTTTAAATATGCTATTGCCATCCGTTTGTGGTAATCTGCAGTCTTGTCTACTCTTTCCAGAGATTCAAGTGTTGCGATTATCTTGTCAATCTCTCCCACTCGGATGCTCTTACGCTGCTTCTCTTCTGGCACGTTCCCTCGCCTCCCTTATTTTCCTTTTCCGGTACTGCCATTCCCGTATCCGGAAATATTCCAGTGCAAATGCTCCGGTAGTAAATGTTGTGATTCCAAGTGCTGCATATAAATAAAACAGTTCCTGACTTTTCACCGAACACGCACCAGCCATCATCAAGATTCCGATAATACTTGCCGTTACGCTGAGTGTCTTTGCGATCTTGTAAAACATCTCTTATCCCTCCTTTGCTTGTCCAACCGGTACCGCTTACGCGGTTTTCTCAATGGTGTATGTAATTTTCACTTTTTCCTGTTCTTCCAATAAAGAAATCATCACCTGTATGATTTTTTCGATATCGGGGTTCATGCTTATCACCTACTTTCTATTGAAGTTTATGCGATGCTGGTTGTACTTGTTGATTTGTCCTATTACTGTCTGGTATAATTTTCCTATCAAATGATGAAAGGAATGATTTTAATGACTACCGAAATTACTGCATTCAATTTAGATCCAAACGACTCTAGTACTTGCGATTTTCAAATTCAGTTGCCTCGCAAATGTCCTATTTGTTCCACCGCACACGCTTCATCTCCCGTTTGCTCTGGTTATCTTTATGGACACTACGGTGATGCCAATCTATACAGCATGTTCTTTTGTCCTTCCTGCGAATCAGCTTTTTTTGTTTCATATAGAGTTGCGGATGCTTATTCCAATTATTCTAAAACTTGCGGAACCATCATTGCTCAATATCCTAACCCTTCCACCGCAACTCCTTTTTCAGAAGAGATTTCTATTCTTTCTCCTAAATTCGTAGAAATCTACCATCAGTCAGAAATTGCAGAGTCTACAAATTTAACAGAGATTTGTGGTATAGGGTACAGAAAAGCACTTGAATTTCTTGTTAAAGATTTTGCAATTCATGAACACCCGGAAGATAAAGGAATAATCGAAAAAAAGCTTCTTTCACAATGCATAAAAAACTATATCGACGATGATCGAATTAAAACTTTAGCTGAGCGTTCTGCTTGGATTGGGAACGATGAAGCTCATTATGTTCGCAAGCAAGAAGACCGTGACGTTTCCGATTTAAAAAATTTTATTAAAGCAATTGTATATTTCATTGGAATGATTCTGGTCACCGAAGATGCTGCTTCTATAACTTCGAAGTAACTTCTTTACTACAGCTAAAATCTATTTTCAACTCAAAGTTACTAAGCCGATTAATTGTTTGCTGTAATTGGTCGGCTTGATACTTTGCCTGTTCTACCAGTTCTTTAAATTCTGGTAGATTTTTAACTTCAATATTTAATTGTCCTGTTGGTACTTCCAATCCTTTCCCTCTATATTCTGAATCGTAATATCCTTCCATCTACTCCCTCCCTTCTTCTGAACCTGTTTCATCTGTTACAAACTACTAATTACTTTCCTCTATTGTTGGAATATTGCTCATACTTATTTTTATGATTTCGTTTCACTCGAATCTTTGTCTTTCTCGAAGTCTTACCTTTTGTCTTTCCAGTAAAATGATTTAAATTATATCCAAACATTGTCTTTTTTCCCTTGTTCTCCTATACTTTTCTTACAGGGTATGCCAGTACCCAAGTAACAAAGAAAGGAGTATGCATATGCTTAAAATTTATGCTTGTCTCGCTGGTGATTGGGTTTGTCTTACCGATGATCCTGATTGCACGATCGGTGAAAACAAGAAATCTCCTAGTGTTTGGTGGGAAGAAAACGCTTCCATTTATTCACCTGGAAAACGTCCTTCTGATCTCCTTGATAGCTTTTATGGACTAGATTATGTTCATATTAGTTATAAGGGCAATGATTGGAGAATTAATCCAATTTACATCCAAATCGTGAACGGATAGCTTTTTTTACATTTTCAGAATCGGTGAGTTGAAGACTTCTCTTTGATTCACCGATTTGCCGATCAAACTCAGAATCAATACCTTCTCGCAATTTGATCCATTCAAAATATGAAATACCTTTTAGCGCTTCTATATATTCCTCCATCTACTCACCTCTCTCCCTCTTCGTCTGTCGCAAACAAATAATCTAATGTTTTGTCCGGAAAGGCTTTTCGCTTAATTTCTACACATTCTCTTAATGAAAGTGAACTCCTGCCACTTAATTTGAAAGACATCGTTGTCGGAGTTACATCCAGAATATCTGCCAATTTCGCTTGAGTAATTTTGCTTCTTGCCATTTCCGCCTCTAAATTTGGAAACACTTCATCACTTCCTTTCTCGATTTTTCGTGATTATGTTTTTAGTATATACGATTTTTCGAGATTGTCAATATGTTTTCTCGAATTTTTGAGATTTTCATTTTATTTCAGTTATGTTCGTATTGATTTTTCGAGATTTTAATGCTATTATCTAAGCATAATATCGAAAGGAGAATTTTCAGTATGAATGAATTAGAGTCTAATTTAAAAGCTCTTATAATAGATAAATACGGAAGCATGAAAAAATTTTCTGAAACAATAGATATGCCTTGGACTACATTGGATAGTATTTTAAAAAGAGGAATAGCAAATTCTAATATTTCAAATGTATTAAAAATTACTCGAGAGTTAAATTTAGATACTGAAAAGCTCGTAGATGGTGAAATTGTTTATGTTTCTCATTCGCCAATTACTATGGCAGCTCATCTCGATGGTAAAGATTTTACAAAAGAACAATGGAGTCGTATAGAATCTTTTGCCAAATTTGTAAAACAGGAAGATACAAAACAAATCCCATAGACAAAACAGCTATTATATTACACTTATTGCTGGGAAGGATATAATTTGAATAAATTAGAACATTTAGAGCAAGAAGCTTTTGATAGTAACGTAAAAATACATGATTACTATCTTGGTGAAGATAATTTAAAAGGATTTTACATCAATGGAAATATTGCTATCAATACGTCTGTTGACACAACTGCAGAAAAGTCCTGTGTCCTTGCCGAAGAACTCGGACACCACTACACTTCCGTTGGCAATATTCTTGATATGACATCTGCTGCCAACCGAAAACAGGAACGTCAGGCAAGACTCTGGGCGTACAACAAGCAGATCGGTCTGCTCGGACTGGTACGAGCCTTTGAGCATGGCTGTCAGAACCGGTTTGAAATCGCTGAATACCTGGAAGTGACAGAAGAATTTCTGGAAGAATGTATTGAATGTTACAGGAATAAGTACGGGATTTGTAAGCGGGTTGATAATTATGTGGTGTATTTTATACCACAGTTATCAGTGATGAAATTGATATAACCGCATAAGCGATTATATAGAAACACTTTTTATGAGGAGGTTCAACTTGAATATTGATGAATACATAGATCAACGACTGGATGCACAGATAAAATGGTATAGTGAAAAATCCTCTCACGCTCAAAAAATGTACAAACGTTCTCAAATTATAGAAATAGTCCTTGCTTCTAGTATTCCTCTTCTTTCAGGATATACATCAAATCGGATTTATATTTCTATAATAATTGGTGTGTTTGGAGCTATAATAGCCATTATCGAGTCATTATCCAAACTATACAAATGGCATGAAAATTGGATTCAATATCGCACAACTAGCGAATTATTGAAATACCATAAACATCTATACTTAACCCAGTCGCCACCTTACACCACTGGCGATGCTACTATAGAGAATATTTTTATAAAAAACATCGAAGATATTATTTCTTCCGAGAATAACCAATGGAAAGCGAATGCTGCATCTGATTCTTCAAAGAAATCTTCTAATTAACTGGCTCATATGTTTTTTCAAAAACATCTGGCTTACAAGGATACTGTTCTCCTCTAATGCCAGTGATAATCCAATCGCCTGGAGCGGCTCTCAAAGGGCCTTCAAGTGTTTGAATGATCATCTCTTCGTCAGTTTGATATGCTTCAATTACTATTGGTTTTTTTCTAAATTTCAAACTATTCACCTCGTTTCAGAAAGGAGTTAATTATGCCAAACTTATATAACTATCGTTTATTTATTAGCCACGCATGGAAATATGGACCAGACTACATTCGTTTAGTAAATCTTCTCGATAATGCATCATATTTTTCATACCATAATTATTCTGCACCTAGAGAAAAACCTCTTTTTCCTTCTGGTACACCTTACACATCTACAGATATTGCAAATAAAATAACCGATAAGATTCGTCCAGCCCAAATTACTTTAGTTATATCTGGAATGTATGCTGCTTATAGTGATTGGATGAAATATGAAATAGACGAATCCAAAAGAATGGGAATGCCTATTTTAGGAATTGTTCCTTACGGTCAAGAACGGATTCCTCTCTATGTTCAACAGAACGCAACTGAAATTTTGCGTTGGAACACTGCCTCCATCGTATCGGCTATAAGACGTTATGTTTAAGCCATTTTCATTATACCAATATTTTTTTGCTGTTTCAATGCATGCGCAATTTACTTTGTATAGCAAAAAACATCCTTGTTTCAATAGGCAATAATATTTTTATATTTCTTTTTTCAGAAAGGACGTGATCACATGCCATTACCAAAACCAAACACTTACACAGTTGAAGATATCTATCTTCTCCCAGATGGACAGCGTGCAGAGCTGATCGATGGTCAGATCTACAACATGGCTCCACCGAGTCCATTGCATCAGAAACTTGTAATGGAATTATCTGCAACCATCAGAAACTACATTAAATCAAAAGATGGATCATGCGAAGTCTACCCTGCTCCATTTGCTGTCTTCCTCAATCAGGATGATCGTAATTATGTTGAACCGGATATCTCCATAATTTGTGATCCAAGCAAGATGAACGACAAAGGATGCAACGGCGCTCCTGATTTCATCATCGAGATTGTATCGCCAAGCAGCCAGCGCATGGATTATCTTACAAAATTATTCAAGTACCGGACAGCCGGTGTCCGCGAATACTGGATTGTCAATCCAATGACACGGATCGTCCAAGTCTACTGTTTTGGTGAGCCAGAAGATTCTACGCAATATTCTTTTGACGAGGAAATCAGTGTGGAAATCTACAGCGATTTAAAAATCTGTATTGCAGATTTGCTGAAATAGAAAGGAATTTTAGCATGAATACTACATTGACATTTATACAACATTTATTGGAAAGATTTAAAATCGAACATGCAAAACGGGATCGATCCGGTGTTTACGGATTCACCCAGAGACTCATGGCATATAATTCAAACAAGATTGAAGGCAGCACCTTGACCGAAGAACAAACTGCTTCTCTTTTCGATACTGGCGTTTTGCCAAGATCCGATGATTACTATCGCGCAAAAGATGTCGAGGAAATGAATGGACACTTTTTAATGTTCAATAAAATGTTAGATACTCTGGATGGCGATCTTAGCCAGGAGCTCATCAAACAATTTCATTACGAACTGAAAAGCGGTGTATTTGAAGATCGTGCAAACGGTTACGCCATCGGAGATTACAAAGAACGTCCGAATATGATCGGCATCAACCAGACAGCGCTTCCTTCTCAGGTTCCAGCAGAAATGGAAAACCTTTTAACCTGGTATAAAAATCAGGAAATTTCACTTGAAACACTTGCTGAATTTCATGCACGTTATGAGATCATCCATCCTTTCCAAGATGGAAACGGCAGAACTGGACGCATGATCCTTTTCCGGGAATGTCTGCGCCACAATATATCACCATTTATCATCGAAGATGCGAACCGGCCGGAATACCTTGATGCTCTGAAAGCATACCGCCAAACTAAAACGGTAACAGAATTAACGGATTTGTTTAAGAAAGAACAGGAATATTACCTGAAACAATGCGAATACTTTTTTGCAGAATAATAAAAACCGCTCCTGCGCCAACAGGAACGGTCATAGGATGAAACATACGCCAATATGTTTCTTTCAGTACTCCAAAGAGATACATCGATTTTCCAACAAATATTGTATCATCTTCGGAGCAGCCACGCAAGAGAACAAAAGTTCTCGGGCTGTTATTTTTATACTCATTTTTACGTATATTGAAGAGAAAGGTGATATAATATGCCAAGTAAAATTGAACGCTGCGCCATTTATATCCGTGTGTCTACTGCAGAACAGATGATGCACGGTAAATCCCTGGAAGCACAAAAACAGTACCTAACCAATTACGCCAAAGAACATAACATGACCGTTGCTGGAGTTTATGCTGACGAGGGTAAAACTGCCCGTAAAGAATTAAAAAAGAGAAAAGCCATCCATTCACTCCTCGAAGATGTAAAAGCCGGAAAAATTGATGTGATCATCTTCTGGCGGATTGACAGATGGTTCCGTAATCTGTCTGACTTTTATAAGGTCCAGGAAGTCCTTGACGATAACAACGTCCACTGGATCAGCACCAGTGAACCGGGAATCAATATGGAAACCAGGGATGGACGGTTGCAGCTGAATGTAGTCCTGTCTATTGGCCAGAATGAAGTGGATACCACCAGCGAACGTATCAAATTCGTAAATGAAGCATCTATCCGACAGGGAAAGCTGATCTTCGGTGATGTGAATATGGGATATGGTTATAAATCCGGAATCATTGACGGCGTAAAACGCATGGTAAAAGATCCTGATCGAGAAGACACTGTAAATGCCTTTTATCGTTTTTTCTTTAAGCACCATGCAAAAGGGCTTTCCATGCGCTATATTCAGGAAAATTATGATCCGGATTTTACATGGGCGAATATGCGAACATTGCTATCAAGTGAATTTTACAAAGGAACCTATCGCGGGATTCCATACTGCCCTGCTTACCTGACAGAATCTGAATGGAACAATCTGCAGGAAATACAGAACGCAAATGTTAAGCGTGCTCCTTCTGGCCGGATTTATCTTTTCAGTGGCATGATAAATTGTCCGATCTGTGGACGCAGGCTTAGCGCAAGAGGCGGTTCGTCCATTATCAACAGGAAAACCGGTGCCAAAAAAGTATACTGCTATTACCGATGCAACAAAACTTTTATTGATCACAAA